GAAACAGGCAGTAAGTGCCACATTATCAGGCAATAAAGCCCTTGCAATAAAGTATCTCAACCGTGCGGGCCAGATTGGGCAGAACGTGTGCCGGGAATGGTTTACTGACCCGCGAAATGGGTGGGCTGCAAATTCAGATATTACCGTGCTCAGGAAGTTGTCCAAGATAAAAGGTCCAAAGTATAAAGCTGCAAAGGCCGCTTTGGCCGCAGGTGAAAGTATAGAAGGAACCAACACCCCTTTGATTGATACGGCGCAAATGAGAAAAGCCATTACCTACGTGGTATCGTCAAATGATTGACGTTTCCGAGCTAATTGGTGATCCTGATTTTGAACAGGGCTACACCGTGACACGATCATCAGGGGATTTTGGAGCCGGAGGATGGAAAGAAAACACACCTGTGTCTATTCCCATGAATGGGGTGATCACGGTTGCCAGATTTAAGGATTTAAACCAAGTTCCAGAAGCCGACCGTGTCACAGGTGCAATGCTCTTTTATAGCACACAAGAGATTTACGTTACCCACAACGATGCCAGTAAGGGCACATCGGATGTTATCACATGGAATGGCGATGATTACCGGATAGCTTACATCTGGCCGTATGTGGACTACGGGTATTGGAAGGCCTACGGAGTACGTAAACGTGGCGACTGATATTGACCTCACCATAGATGAGTTTGGGACTTTATTTCAATCTCTGGTTATGTCCATTTTGGGACTTGACCCAACAATATGGAATGCATACCAGGCGGCTTTGACTGGGTTGAAAACTGTAGCCATCACCCCATCAAATGCTGGGACTGGATACCAAGTTCTAGATATTGTCAACGTAACTAGTGGTATAGGTGGGAAGTACACAATAGACACTGTTGATGGGAGTGGGTCAGCCCTCACCGGTCATATAAGCACTATTGGAACTGGGTATGCTCTTGCAACAGGCGTGTCTACTACACTAGGCCATGGGTCAGGGTTAAAGCTTAATATCACAGCAATTAACCCATGGGCGGATGCCACACCTTCAAACCCTTATTACAACGTGAGGCTTGCATGGCCTACAGAGGGCGCACCCGCATGGAAGATAAATGAAGATATTTGTTTTTTGCAGTGCATAGAACTCGATGATGAATATAACCGGCAAAGAGAAAGAAAATTTGATCTTGCCAATAGCAATCAAGCGACAAGCTGCACAAGGGTGATGCAAGTATCATACATATTTTATGGTCCAAATAGCTTTAAAAATGCAAAAACCATAAAAGATAATATTTTTTACCAAACAAATCATGACACGCTTGTATCTAACAATTTGTTTTTAATACCCAGCATCCCAGCGGCAACAAGATCCCCTGAATTATTTGAGGGTCAGTGGTGGGAACGCACAAACATGATTATGAAATTTAACGAGCTTATCGTTTCTAATACAACAATTGAGTCCATAACCAGCGCAGAAATTATAGTTAAAAGTTCAACACAGCAACGGATAATTGATGTGAACCCAACATAAAGGAGTAAAACTATGGCAACTCAGAACCTCAATTCAATTGTCAACGTTTCTGTGATCGTTTCAGCAACCGCTGCCCCGCGAAGTAATTTCAATGAGTTTTTGATCATTGGAATATCAACCCACATTAGTACGTCAACCCGGCTGAAAAGATATACGGCCCTTGCCGATATGCTCACTGACGGGTTCATCAGCACCGACCCCGAATACGAAGCCGCAACTCTTTTTGTTGGGGAGCTTTATAACAAATTCGGGACTGGGGCATCGTTCCAACTTTGGATCGGCACGCAGGGCAGCGGGGAATCTGCTTTGCAAGCGATTGAGGCATGCCGGGCGGCAAGTAGTGAATGGTATGTCGGGATGGTATGCGGCGCCGCAAAGGCCGACCACGAAGCGATAGCGGCATGGGTAGAATCAACATCTCCGGCGACACTGTACGTGTTTACTACAGCTGATGCTGATGTCCCAACAAACACAGCAGGTAACGTTTTTGCAACTCTCCAAACAGCAGGATACAAGCGGACCATGGGGATTTATTCCACCACTACGCTGTACGCTATATCGTCCCTTATGGGTTACTCAATGGGTCAGAATGCCCAAATCGGGAGTGGGGTGGCGAACAGCGCTTATACCCTTAAATGTAAGCAAATGACAGGGGTAACGGTCGAATCCTTGACCTCTTCTCAAATCAGTATTATTGAAGGGATCAACGGGAATCTTTATCTCAATTACGGCAATTATTATAATATTTATGAACAAGGCGTCATGGCCGATGGAAGTTTTTGGGATGAGGTCGTAAATCTCGATATCCTCACAAGCAGAATGCAGCTTGCAGTAATGGACTTACTCTACCAGAACGCAAAAATACCCCAAACGGATGGCGGAATTACCACCATTCTTGGTGCAATTAACAAACAGTGCGATACAGCCGTAACTACAGGTTTTATCGCCCCTGGACGATGGAATGGTGCGACTGTTCTGAACTTAAAGGCTGGCGGAACTCTGCCCAAAGGGTACTTGTCTCAATGTGAGGCAATATCCAACCAATCGGAAGCCGATCGTCAGGCAAGAAAAACACCTCCCATCTATGTTGCTATTAAAGAAGCTGGCGCAATCCATTTTGTGCTTATCACCCTTTACGTAAACCAATAAGGAGTTAAAGCATGTCAACTACTACGTACAGTTTTTTGGATTTGTCCGGTTCAATAGCACATCCAACTATCGGGACATATCTTTTTGCCGGGGAAGGTGTTGGTGAAGTCAACATCACGATGGCTACGGAAAAAACGGCTCATGATGTTGCCGCTGATGGCTCTGTGATGGTTTCGAAAATAGCAGGTAACAACGGGTCAATCACGATACACGCTCAGCAAACAAGTGAGCTTCATAAGTGGTTGCTTGACTGGTACAATGATCTTATGTCCGCAGACACGTCCGAATGGGCGCAGACTGGGGCAACTCTCCGTAATGTGTCGGATGGCACTAGCCATGTGTGTACCGGCATTTCTCCACAAAAAATACCGGATAAAGCCTACCAGCCGCAGGGCCAGAAAGTCACATGGGTTTTGATGGCTGCCGACATTCAGAGCCAGACCGCTTAATATTAGCAAAATAAAGAAAGGGTTATCATGGCGAAGCGAGAAACCTACAAAGATGTCGAATTATGTGGGAGGAAATGGAGAGTCGCAAAATTTGATGCTCTCACTGGGTCATATATTGCCTATAAACTGATGAACCTTCTTTTGCCTCTGGCTGGCAATATGCCAAGCGATATTGGATCTGAATCAGGGATATCGGGTTTTTTAAGCAAAGGGCTTCCCACCATGTCACGGGAGGACTTCACCGCTTTGCAAGTTGATTGTCTTAAAGTATGCAGTGAACTAGCGCATGCTGGCAATGTGGTCACACCTATACCTGTGATGATGGCGAGTGGTGCATGGGGCGTTGATGACATTGGAGAAAATCCAATGATTGCCATGGGCTTAACAGTCCATGTTTTGGTGTTCAATGTCTCTGGTTTTTTCGACGAGGGGGTATTGACGGGGTTATCAGAGAAAATGCAGGCTATGAACCCCTTCAATGCCCAAACCTCGACAACTTCGCCTACGCCCCAGTCATAGCAGGGGATTGGAAACAATATGAAATTTGGGACGGAAGTTATAACCTCGACGACTTGCTGAACTGGCACGAAATGGCCGTGGTTAAATCGGAAAATCTCAGACGTCAACATGAATGGGATGAGATGAACCGGGAGGCGTAAATGGCTAGCGGAATGGATGTTATAAAATCATACCTCGTAAGCCTTGGATTCTCTCTTGACGATGCTTCATACCGCAAGACGATGCAGTCCCTGGACCGTTTTACAAAGACTGTCCAGGGGCATACAGAAGGTATTGCAAAAGCATATGTAACCGCAGGGGGGGTTATCGTTTCCACTCTTACGGCTATTACCTCAGCCACGGCCACAATGGTCGATAAGACCGCGCAAGCAGACCTTACTTACCAAAAGTTTGCCATGCATATGTACATGGCAAATAATGTCGCAAAACAACTCAAAATCACCACGGATGCTCTAGGCGAATCTCTTGACGATATCGTATGGATGCCGGAACTTAGGGGCCGGTGGCAGTCTCTTATGGCGCAGTCGCGTCAAATGGAAACGCCGAAGGATGCCGAAGGACAGTTAAAATTTATTCGAGATATCCGCTTCGAATTCACTCGAATGAGGGTAGAAGCCACCTATGGGATGCAGTGGGTCACTTACTATCTGGTAAAATACCTTGATGGGCCTTTAAAATCCATGCATGAGGGGTTGAAAAGATTCAATGACTGGGTACAAAAAAACATGCCAAAATGGAGCGAAGTTATTGCTCATTGGCTAGCTTTATTTATTAATATGGGTGTCCATGTCGGTAAATTCTTCATGGGGTTTATCCACCTCTTGGAGAGGTTTTGGAATGCACTAGGGGCGGGTGGCCGCGGTATAGTTGTTTTTGGGGCCATCGTGGCCGCTGTATTTGGGACAGGTCCTGTTGGGATGGCCCTTGCTGTCTTGTCGGCTTTGGTGCTTTTGATCGATGATTATATGGGCTGGATGGAAGGGCGTAAATCCTCTAACATTCTGGCCCCATTTTGGAAAACCTATGCAGGGGTATTCCAGGACATTGCAAAGGCAGCTGGCAACGCTGTTGAAGGTATAGCTCACCTTATAGACACTATTCTAGGTGGTGGTGGTAAAATAGAGGGGTGGCTTGGGACTCACAAGATTATTGCAACTGTCTTTAAGCTCGTGGCAACCGCTGCAGAATTTACCGCTGGTCATGTAGACCAATTAGGGCTCATGTTGCAAGGCAAAAGTACCGAAGAAATAGGAGACGCTGGTCGTGAATCTATAGAGCGTATAAAGGGCCTTTGGGGGATTGGAAACGCCGAATCTGGTGGAAATTATAACGCTGTCAACAAGGATTCAGGCGCAAGCGGCAAATATCAGATTATGCCTAAAAATTGGGGGCCTTGGTCTAGAGAGGCGGGTTTGCCCGCTGGTTCGAGCATGACACCTGCCAACCAAGAAGCTGTTGCACATTTCAAATATAACCAGTACCGTAAAAAATATAAAGATGACCGGCTTGTGGCAGCGGCATGGTATGCCGGAGAGGGCACTGCTGATGCTTTGCG